TACCTGAGAAACCGTCCAAATTGGTATTTGTAACTCTCTTGCGAGAGCCTTAGTCGACATGTAGATATCGTCGATTTCTTCCTTTCTATCTATTGATTTACGCTTAGCTTTTAATAAGTCAACATAATCGATTATAACAAGGTCTGGTCTATATCCTAAATCTGTACATTTCTGAATGTGAGATTCAATGGTTGCTATAGAAGCTTTTCCCATTGGAAATTCTTTAATGGTCAGCTTACCTTTTATCTTAGAAACAGCTTCGTTAATTTCAACTCTATGTTTACTTAATTCTCTTACGTCAACTCCTGTAAAAATAGAATCATATCTCTTTCCTGTGTATACTTCTGAAAGTTCTAATGTGTAGTGATTAACATTAAAGCCATCTACCACAGCCTGAGCTCCAAGGTTTGCTAAAAACCAACTCTTACCACTACCAGGACCACCAAATACAATTCCTAAATCACCCGCTCCTAAACCACCCATCAATAATTCGTTAATAGGTGCCCATGTAGTAGCTATTGCACCTCTTTCTTCTTCTCTATATCTTACTTCTGCACCTTTTTCATACTCATGACCAATATTTTTATCCATTCCAGCCTTTAAAGCTGCATCAATTAAATATCTAATGTCATCATACTGACCTTTTTCTAATAGATCAACAGAAGAAAGTAGTGCTTTTTTTAATTGCTGGTTCTTACAGAAGTTAGAAAATTCTTCTTCTACATAAGTTTGATCTTCAGTTGGTATATTTTTTGCTTCCCTAAGCTGTTCAATTATAGAAACTTTTAATACTTCGTTATCAAGCTTCTTAACTTCAATACTTAAGGCTTCCCAAGTAGGAGTTGCATGGTATTTGTAGTGATACTTTAGGGTTTCTTCTACAATCCACCTATGTGCTGGATTATCAAAGTAATCCTCTTCTAGTATGTCGTGTATATTCTGTAAAAACTCTCTATGTTTAAGTAGACTAGACAATACTTTTATCTGAAAACCTACACCATATTGATTTAACTGATTCAAAACTGCCATAACTTATTTCATTTTATATTCTACTAAATTACTAAAAATTTCTTGAATCCAAACATTGGGATTCATTATTGTCTTACCTAATTGATCTTCCTTATATAAATTCAAAAAAACAACAGGATCAAAATGACTTCTTGCATTTTCCAATAACCCATCCAACCTTTCTGCATCTTCTTCAGGTACGTTTGGATCTTGCAAGTCCATTAACTTCTTGTTAATGCCCAATTGATTTCTATAGTTATAAACATCCTGATACTTTCCTCCTTTTCCAACACATTCATCTAATAAATCACCTAAACTCACATGCTTTTCAGTTGCTATTATAGGAAATAATTTAATAAGTGTCTTAGCTTGGATTCCTTTTACACCCGGTACGTTATCTCCTTTATCTCCTACTATAACTTTATGTGTTAAGAAATTGTGAGCTGGGATGCCATAATCCTTTAGTACCTGTGCTGGATTGTAGATCATCTTCTTTATAGGAGAATATACTGAAACGTTTTCAGAAACCAACTGTAAATAATCTTGATCCGTAGAAAGTATTACTACTTTTTCAGGAAGCCTCGTAGCTAAATACCCAATCACATCATCAGCTTCTATTTTATCAATGGCAACTAGATCAACAGGTAGACATTTTAGGTATTCCACCAATCTCACTATTTGGTTTGTTATAGATTCAGACTCCTCTTCTTGGTTATCAAAAGCATCCCAATTAGAAATCTTAGCAATGTGTCTGTTTGCTTTGTATTCAGGGTAGAGATATCTTTTATTTGTTGATCCACCATGACCATCAAATACTAATATAACTCTTGTGGGTTCTATGTCTCTAATAGCAGCTCCAATCGATTTTAAAAAACCTCCTAGACCTCCTATATGAGCACCACTTGGATTCAAATGATGTATTGCTACAAAGTTACGAAGAAAGGTATTTAACGAGTCTACAATAAGAACCCTGCTATTTCTATGCAGGGTCGTTACTGGTTTACTTTCCATCTGTTCGAACATCTTTCTGTAATCCATCTTTTCGTTGTTTTGCTAAGGGATTGGCTAACCGTTCGGCTATCCTCTCACTTACTATTTGAATATCTCTTTCAGTTGGAGTGTAATCATTCATCAACTCAATTGGTACCCCATCCCAAGAACTTACATAACACTGTACATTGAAGCCTCTTGCTTTACATTCATCATAAAGCTCAATGTAACGCTTTTTTAAATAACCTAGCTTATCGTAGAAAAAGGATACGTGACCTTTTCCTAGAGTAAACTGAGGAGGTGCAGTTTTGAGATTATACCTACCTCTTGATACTACGTTTGGGATACGTTTTAATTCTCTGTGTTCAGCCATTACATGTTTATTCGTAAGCTGCTTAGGTGGGATACCAATATTAATTCTAGTCATAACTAATTTTTTATAAAGATACTACTCTTCATTCGAAGCATCAAAAATATCTTTATTATCCTCATCCGTTTCAATAACTACATCGAAGTCTGTTGTTCCCAAAGCCTTCAACCATTCCTTAGAGTGTTGTTTTTTATACACATCTATTGCTGGTTTAGTGTCATCGATAAAGCCATGTGCAGTCATAATAACCTTACCTGCTGATGTTACATCATTAACGTGATTCTTATCACAGCTAATCTTAGTACGCTTAGCAAATTCAATATCCTTACCGTTTTTAGTTGCTTTAATTTTATTTGTACCTGAACTAGTCACGTTACCAAATGTGATAATTAAGGAGGCATCAAAATACATTGTATCTCCACCTTTATTCTTCATCTTCGGTTGTGCCATAATATTTTCAGCCTTTGCAACCCAAATCTTATTCACTGCTAACATTGTGTTAGTGTAAGGTTGACTTTGCTTACGCGATAATACTATCTTCTGGTTAATAAAATTACCAAACTGTTGAGACATAGCACCTGCATTCCACTCATTGTTATTCTTGTTTGATTCTACAGATAACCTACACGGAATAGATCCTACTGAATCCCATAAAAATAATAAATCGTAAGGTAATCTACCGTTCTTTTGCTCATCTAATAAATCAGCAATAAAAGCAGCTACGTCTTCAATTGTATTTAACCTCTCTCTATCAACGTAGATAAAGAAACCTTTGTAATCCGATACTTCTCCATCTGCATCAGGAATATCCTCAACCTGTAACCCCATCTGCTTAGCATGATCCCAATTCCATTTCATTTCCGTAATAATAAAAACAGGTAAGATGCCCATTTTCTGGGCACTTACTGCTGCTTCTAATAATGCTGTTGTCTTACCTGTGTCAGAATGACCTCTTAGTAAAGTGGTATGGCCAATTGGTATACCTGGAATGGATAGGCAATCTTGAAAAGCTTTTGATAGAGGTATCCATGTTTGGGTTTTCATTTTAATTGAAGTACTTGATAGATTCTTCGAAGAGATAAATTTATCTAAATCAAAGGTTCCTTTCAAAGCGCTTGAAACACTCTCATTGAGAGATGCTTTTTTACTTGTTGCCATTTTACCTATTTAAGATTGAATAATTCGTCGAACTCTTCATCAATGTTCGATTTCTTTTTAGTGCTCAAAGCAAATGATGCAGGTTGAACTGCTTGCTTAGTCTCTACTTCAGCACGAATATCATTAACTGGTGCTGCTACAGGTGTAACTTCTGCTTCTTCTGCTGTTTCCTCAGGATGCAACCATGCAAGCAATGATTCTTTCATTTCATCGTAACTGTACTTCTTAAAGATAGTAAATGCATCTGGTTGCTCTGTTAACCATTTCTTAACCTCATTAGCATTTTCTGATAAAGGAGTAATTTTTGTACGAACACGTACTTTAGACTGATTGTAGCTTGTTCCGTTTGTTGCAGGATCAGTTGTTTCAATTGTAATGTCACGACCTTGAATTGGATCAGTGTAATCACCTACATCTGGATCGTCAGCAATACTTAACAACTCTTGGTACACTTGTTTACCAAATTCCCATAAACGTACACCTTTTTCTTCTTCACCACGAACGATAACTGGTGCAAATACACGCATCTTAGGTTCTAACTTTCTAGCTAAAGACCAATTTTCTTTATCGCCTGAAGCTTTTAATTGCTTAGCGAATTCTACGATTGGATCTTTCTCTCCAAAGTTGTTTAAAGCAATCATTGTACGATTACCAATTCCGTAGTGCACATACACCTCTCTGAAAGGGTTTGAAGCATCTACTACTGATGGAACCAACCGAACCATGTGTTTTCCAACTGTTGGTTTCCATAAAATTAAACTCATGTCTCTCTTTTGTCCACCACCCTGCCTTGGGTTTTGTAAGGCAGCTAGTTTAGACTTGATACTAGATAAATCCATCTTGTCTCTGTTTTATTGTTAATTAATAAAATACTTACCTAAGAAAGGTACGAAGGAAAACTCATTATAGCAACTAAATGTTGACTATCTTATGAATTTTTGTAGAAAGTTTTTTGAGATCATCTCCTTGAGTAAGAAGAATTGTGTTTTTGTAGTTCAGCCAATCAATTCTAAATGAAGTATCTAATACACCTTCGTTTAGTGATTTAATTAGTAAATTAAGGCTGTTAATTGTATAAAGAGTGTTAGACTCTTTTTTTCTGTGTAAAAGTATTGTGTTCGGGAGAACCTTTGTGCTGCTACCATCAAGTTCTATGTTGTAAGTGCATAAGTATTCGTCAGATTCTTCTGATTCCAAAACGAAAATCTTACCATACATAAT